TAATCAGGGATAGCAATAACAACGCCACAAGCAATTGCCTTGCTGGTACGTAGTGTGTCCTCACCGTTGATAAGGTCGAGCATCCACTGAGCGGGGTCGCCTTGATGGAGAGCTTGTTGAATCTGGAATAGCGGCCAGCCTGGTCGCATAGTAAACTCAAGAGGCCAAGGAAAGCCATCTTTATCAATGATACAGTTAACATCAATATATCCTGTGTATGCTAAGCCATGAAGAAAGTCTTCAAGCGGTTTGAGAACTTGGTCTGCCAAGTAAGATTCGGAGGTATAGCGAACAATAGTACCTTGCTCGCCAGTAGCGACACCAAGATCATCATTCATTAACTTCTTAAATTCCCAGCTCTCACAGAACTGCTTGTTGAAACCACCAGGGCCGAACCAGCCACCTACACCGAATTCAATACCTTTGTGGAACTCTTGAAGAATAAACTCACCTTTATAAGCGTTGTTTTTCTTCCACTTCTGAAGCATAAACACCATGTCAGCTGCTGAATTAGCAACATAAGAAAGATCCTTGGCACCATCACCGATAGGCTTACTAACATAACGTTGTGGATTATCCATAACATGTTTAATAGCTTCATCGTAATTCTTAAATACCTTGGAAGGAATAGTTTTAATACCAGCCTTTTCCATCACTGCAGCACCATGCATACGGTCTTGTTCCCATCGATTGGTATCGATAGACGGGCCAAGAATGGGATATCCCTTATCACGGTAACGTTCTAAACCATGAATGTAGAATACATTATCTGTACAGAAGATTAAGTCTGCCCAGTTCATGTACTTCTCCCAATCAGATACACGTTCAATGAGTCCACCATCACCTACCATCGAACGGCTACCGTCTTTATTATGTCTAATAAAACACTTTACTTGATGACCATAGTTCTGGCAACGCAAAGCAAAGTCTAGGCATACGCCTGATGCATCGATGATTAGTATTTTCATTTATCTTCCGTATCGTCTTTTATTTTAATACCAAGCTTACGCTCAAAGTTCTTTTTCATACGTTCAAAGTTAGCCATTGGTCTATTCTTAACACCAGTAACTGGCATACCAACAAACCCTAATGCAGCTTCACCAGCAGTTCTTTTTGCATCAGTTGCTGAAGATCCTGTAAATGGAATTGCGGTTCCTTTAACAAGATTCTTTAACCGTTCTTGCATTGGTGTATCTTTACGAATGTCATATGCAGCTTCAGTAAGTTGTTTAGGAACCCACCCAAGCTTGTTATATGCCGTCTTATCAAAGTCGGTAAGCCAATGATAGAACTCGGCCGCATGTTTAAATGGACTAAGAAATGTACCATCACCCATATCAATAGTAAAAGGATCTTTGTTTTCCCAGATATACTTACCAGATAAAGCAACGTTAAGACCATTAACTAATGTTAATGACGTTAATGCAAACCTAGTCATGTATTGTCTAGAGTAATCACCCTCAGTAAGTGGATGTAACAATCCCTGTAAGCCTTGACTTAAATCCCAAGTAGATGGAGCAAAGGCCTCTTTAGGTAATGCATGAGTTACTGCACGTACAGTTGACATAGTCCAGTCTGGAGCAAACATAAGAACCTGCAAACCCATACGTCCTTCAGGACTATAAGCTGCCATCTTAATCTTTTCACTAAACTTACTATTACCCTCACGAGCAATACTAAACCAATCAAGACCACCAAACGTATTGTTAATGTTTGTTGCAATCTCTTTCATATGAACAGCATCTGGAATGTCTGGATGATTAATCCGAGCCATCTCTAATCGTTTTTGTGCCGCTAGATATTTTAATCCATCATGAGTAATTTCCCATGTCATGTGATCAAGCACCTTCTGTATCTTGCGAGCAGGTTCAGTAGCGTTATAAATCAAATGATAGTTTTTACCTGTTACTTTTCCAATAAGCTTATCTGCTGTCTGTGCAATAGCATCCATAGCACCAACACCAGAATCAGAAATAATACCAAACGTAACACCGTTATCAATCTGAAACTTAGCTTCTTCACTTAATCTTCCTGTTTTAGGATCTTTAAGTAAACTTTCCCGTTTAAACCCTGCTTTAGTTTTAAGGATTGATTCTAGACTATGCATTGGTTTATTACTTAAAAAGTTAGCAACGTTCAATGTACCATAGTGAAACAAAGAAAAACCAACAGCAACACGTTTAATCGCACCTGACAAAGTTGCAGCAGCTTTAAGAATTAATCCAGGGTTGTTACTACCAATAAGAAACTTAGCAGCATCATACATATCAGGATGAACTGCATAGTTTTCAAACATCCCAGACCCTTTAAGTGGCTTGTAATTAGGTGGAATCTTTTCATGACCACCAATTTCCATTAATACTGGAAGACCACTAACTCTTGTCTTCTTCATTGCTTCAAGCTTATTTGTATCACGAATAGCTCGTTTAACTGATTCAGCATAAAGTCTAAACACTTCTGCAAGATCTGTTGTCTTAAATTTAAGATCATGTTTTTCCATAATCTTTTTAAGTTCACCAAAGTCTGTTACAGTACGAGTTTTACCATGTTTAGTAGTTGGTTGTAATGCTGGATAAGCATTGCCAATTTCTTTCATTACTGCTTCTTTTTGATCTGGTGTTAAGTGTTCCATATCAATATGACGTGCAGCATAGTCATTAATATAACCTTTAATTACACCAACCTTATTAGCAGACTGATAGATCTCGTCCATAACTTTCTGATGAAAGTCATACAACTTTTTAGCCATACCAGTAAGCTCACTACCTTTACCTTCTTGAATAGCTTCCCAAACACGCTCACGGCCAGCCTTATCAGGAAGAATCTCTTCCATTTTTAGAGCATCAAAGTGTGTCATAAGACCATCTTTAATTTCACCACGAACCAATACACCGAGTTGGTCTTTAAGATTCTCAGCCCACTCAGCATACTTAGACGGCTTTTCTTCAACAACACCAGGAAGTTTCTCAAGACCTAAATCTTTAGGAGCCTCAAGCTTACGTCCTTTATTATCAAGAAGCATCTCAGGAATATCAAACGCCTTACCAATCCTTTGAATGTGAGCATCAGTAGCCACATTAACAATATGCTCCCTAGCAACCATCGGATCAGCACCAATACTTTTAAGATACCTATCGCTAGCAGCTTTACGTGCCTCCTCTGGTGTTTTAGTACCCGGCTGTTTGGTAAGCAAAGAACCTTTATCAACTTCTTTTGGTTCTGTTTTATCTTTAGTTAAAGAATTAACATACCTATCAGATGCTGCTTTTTTATCAAGATTCTCTTTTCTAAGACCAGCAATAACATGATCGTCAGCAACAGAACGTAACCCAGCCAGTGTCGCATCGTGTTGTACTTGTTCAGGTGCTCTCTTTTGTTCTGTATCACCAGCATTCTTTAAATAGTCTTGACGAGCTTTCTGAAAAGCTTCTTTCTTTTCATCGGTATTTAAAATGCTTTCAATGTTATTTCTAGTTAACCCTGTTGCACCAACTTCATCATATGATTTAGCCTCAACCTTAAGTGGTTTACCATTTTCATCAAATACTTCAACAGAAGCTTTCTTTTCAGCCTTAGCATACTGCTCCTCTTTACGAGCACGATATTCATCAACATACTTAGGAGATGGTTCACCAAGAGCTTTACCAGCCAACTCATGTGCTTTACCGGCTGCTTCTGGCATAAGCATAGCAACAATATTATCCATAGCAAAGCGGGTAGCTGCTGGAGCAATACCAACTTTAGAACCCTGCTCAGCAAGTGAATCTTGTCCAGCTTGATACAGCTCAGATACAGGATCACCGGCATGTCCAATCATAGTTGGATCAGCTCCCATAGCTGTAGCTGCTCGTCCAGCTAAACCAGTAAGAGCATCCATATGGAACTCTTTGGTATACTTATCAGCAAAAGCTTCAGCATGTTTTAATGACTCTTCAGTACCTGGTGTTTTACCAGCCTTAATATCCTCATATGTAACACCAACCATACCAGCGCCTGTTAAAGCGGTCTTAGAGGCCCATTCAGGCAATCCTGTTAGTACGTCTACAGCTGATGCTACGGTACCCGCCACGGCGCTTATAGGGAGCTTCTTGAGCCTATCCCAGCTATAACGTCCATCAGCATCTGCTTTACCCTCATCACGCCATTCTTTAGGAGTCACTTCCTTACCAGTAAGTTTCTCCATAAACGTACGCTCTTTACCATACGGATCAGAGATCTTTTGATCAAGCATTTCTTGACCAACATCCTTACCATTAACTGACATGTTAGCAACAGTACGTCCATAAGGATCTGCGCCTAAATTGCCAAGAGTAACATCTTTACCTAATACACGATCCGATAAGTACTTAGCAGCTTCATCTCCGCCCTTTTGAGCCCCTCGTTTATCATGAGCTATTTCAGGAGCATCTATATTACTAAGACGTACGTGTGCTGTAGTTCCGTCTGGATAAGTTACTTCAGCAGTATCACCATCAAGTACCTTAGTGACTTTTGCTTTAAGAGTATCTCCAGCAGTTTCTTCAGATTTAAATGGATCAATAATACCTTTAGACGTGGCTGTAGTTCCTTCAGTACTTCCTTTAAAAGGATCAACAATACTCGTTGCCTTTGGTTGTGCAAACGGATCTACAATGTCAGCCATCTTTATTCCCTATATGTCTTATCGTAAAATGCTTTTAATTCCGAATCAGGAACTCCTGGATTCTTTTCTTTAGCTGCCTTTAACCAATCACCATATGATGGTTTTGATTCTTTTTTATCAGCTGTCTTTTTATTACCTTGACGTTGTTGCAGTTGTTGTTTACGTACTTGAGCACGATTCTTAGCTGATGCAATCTGACGAGCCTTTTCTTTCTCATCAAACTTGTGAGGATCTTTACCTTCAATACCAGCAATCTCAGACTCAAGATGTGTATCAACAGCATCAATCTTATCTTGCAATTTAACTTCAGCTTTATTACCGCTACCTGAAGACTTGTCAGCTTGAATACGCAATTGACTACGTTTTATATCAACCATCTGATCTTTGTACCACTTATCTTCTTGTGCTTTAAGAAGAACAGCTTGTGTCTGTAACTGTTCTTTATAAGATAAAGTTGCCTTGCCAAACTGTTCTATATACTTAGGAATCTGTTCATCAGGAATATTCTTAATTGCAGAATAGTAATCTAGCTTCTCTGCAGAAGTTAAGCGTCCTTGCTCTGCAGCTTGCTCAACCTTACTAAGGACATCTGTCTTAGAGGGATTTGCACCTAGTGATTGAATGTCTTGATAAAGACTTTCTGTATCTGCTTGATGAACTTTTAATTCTTTAATATGGTTATCAAGAGCAGCTCCTTTATATTCATTAGCCTGCTTAAGAAACTTATCAGCCACACGTGAGTTACCAGATTGCATAGCCATCTGGCCTGCTCGTTGGTATGTAGAAAAGAGATCAGCACCGCTAGTCTCTTGTTTTGCTTTGGAGAGATCTCTATCAGCAACAATACTATCACCAATTGCCTGTCCACTTTCAAAGCCTCCAGCAAATGCCTGTGCTAAATTTGCCATGTATTATCCTTCATTGGTGTTGATACCTATTATTACATAAATGCAGCAAGTGCCGCATCAGCCGCAGCTCCCTGACCACCTACGTCTACAAACTGACCACTATATCCGCTAGGGCTAAATAAACCAGCAGCACTAGCACCACCAAGCGCCATACCAACTAAACCGATGCCTGTTTGTGCGCTTTGATTCTGTGCGTTGGCTGCTACCTGATTACTTTGTGTTTGAGCATTAGCAGCACTTGCAGGTGTTTGTGAAGTTGCGCCTGACAAAGTTCCAAGATTACTAAGCATTTGTTGATAGTAACTACCAAATGTATTCTGTCCCATTGATTGCAAAGCATTCATCTGGGCACCTGATTGCAATGTACCGCTAGCAGCTCCTGCTGCTTGCATAGCTTGCGTGCCTTGCTGTAATTGTTGTTGGTATCCTGGAGAGCTCATTGCTGATGCTGGATTGTTCATAAACCCCTGCAACTGCGTTGCTGCTTGTGTACGTCCACCAATAGCTCCATACGGATCAGTCTGACTTTGTGGTAATGGAGCCGGTGCTGCTGTACTAGAACTACCACCACCAAAGATTGCTTGAACTACGCCACCCATATTAATTCCTTTTTAGATATATTTACTGAAGAGTTTTTCTACAAACTGATACCCAAGGTATTCAAATAACTTTGAGTTATCTATATGGACCTTAGTAGTGCCTAGCATTTTATTCACACCAATAGACTTCATATGTTGTTCAGCAAACTGAAACATACGAATACCAGTCCGTCCTTTTCTGTATTCCTTACGAAGAAAGTATATGTCTTCGTAGGCTGTAACGCATGACTTTACATGTAAGTGTTTACTAACAATGTAAAACATGTAGCCAATAAGACTACCATATTTCCGACAAGTAATAACATGTAACATACCAGCTTGTTCAAGAGCAAAATACTGATTCCAATCGGGGTCAAGTGCAAAACCACCACTAACCGCTTGCTCTATTTCTTGATAGTGCTCTGGGTATATTACCCGTAACTCTGGAAGAACATCAGAATACGTTTCTACTTGATATGTTACCATCTACTTTATCCCTGTGCTGGTTGCCCGGTATTCTCTAACTCACCTACGTCAAAATCACACTCAGCGGCTTCTAGGCGTATGGGTTGGTTGTCTGTAACAAGAAACTCCCAAGCCCTTCGTCGGTCTGCTCCGACTTGATAAATCTGAGGCCGTACATTGTTTAAGTTTACCTGTCTATAGTTTGACCATGTTTTGTAGTCATCACCAGTATGTCGTACCATTAATGTTGCTGGGATTTTATCCCCAACAAGTTCTATACGATGATAAAACTTACGTTTAGTAGTTCCACTATCCAAGATAGGTGTTATTGATCTATAGTAGATTGGAGCACCATCATCATTGTAATATGTATCTGACATTGTATACAACGAACCATTATCATCATCTAATAAGAAGTATGTTTCACCAACACCAGCAAAGTAACTTGGTCTAAAATACTGTTCAGCATAAATGCCTGGAACACCAGAATCACTATCTCCAATAGCGTACATAGTCCACTGGTACCATACCTTTTCATTTACATCATATACTAACGTCTGATTAAGATCAGCAAGAGTTAATATGTAAAACGTATGTCCGTTGATCCGTAACGGATAAGCAATCACATCAGTAAGGGTACTGTTGTTTAAAATACGATCAATGTATGGGGTTGATATCTTAGAAGGTGAGACACCCATAATAGAGTAAACTGATGGTCCTTGCTCTTTAGCAGTGCCTATCCAAACTACTACGTTCTCAAAGCCTACAATCGAATCACCATTAACACAACCTAATTCTATGTGATATGGTGTTGCAACAGCTAGTGGAGATCCAGGTGAGGTACCTGCATCGTAGTAAAAATCTGTCGACCATTGACTAAATGCAATAACATAATTAAGATGTTTAACAATACCTACAAGAGAGTCTGGCTCTGCTTCAGCAGTAATAAAGTTAAGTGCATTCCAAGTTGTTGGATCATTAGGATTGGACGTATAGATCTCCCCATTAATGCCACCAATAACTGTATAAGTATCTAGATAAATCGCACCAGTAGCTAGTTGTCCTGTAGGAAAACCATTCAGTAAAGCCGATGCAGTTGCATTAACTCCAGGGCCTCCGTCTGTAATAGTAACTACTAAGACATCACTAGTTGTATAACCAGTACCTGGATTAGTTATTGTAATACCAGTAACGACACCTCCAGTAAACTGTACAGTACCAGTAGCAGTTGTTCCACCACCGCTCGGTGCAGAAAACGTAACTGATGGGGACGTGTATCCACTGCCGCCAGTAATAACTGTTACAACAGTAATACCGTCATCTACAATTTGAGCAAATGTAGAAGTTGTAGGGTTCCACGTATAACCATTTACTTGGTTATGAATAAATAAATATGTGTTATTTAATGTTTGATTAAAATAACATTGCTGTACTGTCCCACCGATAGTACCGGTCATAGTACCAATAGTAGTTACAGCGTATGTTGTTGGGTCAATAGAATAAACAATATTATTAACCACAGCAAACAACATACCATTAAAGTTGTAAAGACCCTGTCCCTGAGCATCTGGAAGAACCGCTCCTGTGTTCTTAATGCCAGGACGTTTAATAAATTCCCGCCTCTGACCACTAGTCTCAAAGTAACCATTAACACATCTAGAATCCTTTGACAAGGTACCGTCACGTGTTTCAATTTGTTGTGCTAGTGGAATCCTTGCTATTGGCATAGTGTCCTATAAATTAAATTCGTAAGAATCAGGGTAAGTTATTTGAAGATGGATGTCCCATCCGCATATCTGGTTGAAAGAAAGTGGAGTAAGACTCAACGTCCCATCCCTCTAATTCTTCTTTGTACATCTTAGCACGCACAGCAATCTCTTGTCTGTGATTACCAGGTACACCATATTCAATAGCCAACTGGTCTGCTAGGTTCCATACAAGAACGTTCATCCACTCATTAGGAAAGTCTGGAGTTTGTGATCCAGTATTAACATCTTGCATTGGTTGTTGACATACAAAATGTAATTGAAATGTAGCTGCTGCGTTTGCATCTGGAGTTACATAAACATACATATTACCGTTGCTCTGTCTTACATCGTAAAAAATAGAGTTAGGTGTACCAGTACTAAACTTAGAACCAAGAAGATTATATTCTTGTTTACTAAGTAACTGCATCTGTACATCATCAATTGCTGGAGTAACTGTATTGTTACGTAACCATCCTTGAATAACCTTAAACGGTTTATCAGTATCCAGATCAACAGATCCTGGTCCAATTACGTACTGTGTTTGTCCAGCCACAAGTGGAAGTACTAACTCATTAACTTTCCATAATTTAATACCAGTTGTTGCCATCTGTTTAATAAAAAGGTTAAGTGCTAGTGATGCATTAGCTACTGTAGCTACATCCGGAGTGTCGCCAAGTTCCAATACACCAAGCTTACGTAATGCAAGACTAATGATTTGATCACGGCTTACTGTAAAGGTAGTACTCATTTAAACTCCAAAGATTAATTTAATTGCTTTATCAAGACCCATTGTCTGTGCAACTACAACAGCAAGAGCTCCAATTGCTAAGTATTTAATCTGTGATAAATTCTTTTCAATACTAGCCATTGCTTTTGAGAGATCGGTAGCAGACTTACGAAGCTCTTTAATATCATCTTCATGGTTGTCTGTCTTAACCTCTAGGCGCACAACTCGGTTTTCAAGAGCTTCTGTGTTCATGTTATTTAATTTTTTCCTTCAGCAAATACATTTACAAATACTGTGCCATCTTCTAATGCTTCAATTTCGTGCCATTCGCCAGCAGGAAGGTTTAAAGGTTGGCTATCTTTATTAATTGTGTAACTACGACCTTCCAGACTAACTAGGCAAGAACCAGCATTACACATCGTTGCATGAGAATAGGTATGTTGATGTTGCGCTAGCCCCTCACCTTTGTTAGCGTGATAAACATTAAGTTGTGCGCCATCATAGGTAAATGAATGTCTTGGGGCTATATTAATCATGCTGGTTTTGTGCCAGTTGTTGTTGGCTGTGCGCTTGTTGCTGGTGGGGCTGGTGGAACATAAGCGTTATAAACTGTTACACAAGCATTTGCCCAATCAGGTAAAACAGTAATAGGTTCATTTGCTGGTTTTGTACCATCTGGATTATCAACAAACTCAACCCAGCCAACAGTATCTTTCCACTGTAAAGCATGAACATTTGCTGGAATACCGCATTGAGTTAAATTTAATGGCATACGGCAAACGCCATCAACATAAACTGCGCTGTCATCAACAATAATAGTAAGTGTCATTATTCATTCTCCAAAATCATTTTTTGTGTTTGCTGTGGAATACCCGCAGTTGCTAGTAATAATCTGTTGCTTGCTTCATTACTCCTAACCATTTCATTTCTAAATGATTCAACAGCAGAAGCTGTACTATGTTGTTGTCTTGCATTTTCAATTAACATCATTGGCATCATAGACATGGCGCAACCCCAGTCTTTTAATGGCTCTCCAGTATTAGGGTGTGTGCCGTGAATCTCAATAAACCAAGCGCAATCTAATTGCTTACAAGGCTCAAAATTATTTAAAGGGCAGTTGTTTTTAGGTTCAATTTTCATTTAGTTTTTTGAGCAAATAATGATGTTTGCATAGCGTACATTTAATGTAACGGCAGATGATGTACCAGAGCCTGAGCCTGAAAATGAATGGGTATGTGAGCCGCCACCACCAGTAGAACCTGTATAAATTGGTGAAGAGGAATTTCCATAACCTGTGGGTCCGTTGGCATTATAAGAACAAATATTATTATATAGTCCAGAAGGATGATTATGGCTTGGCATTTGTGCAGTAGATAGCGTTGTTGCCCCTGTAGTACCACTTATAGTAGTAGTAGTTGAAACTGTTTGATTTGTAAATACAGTTGAATATGCAGTAGTACCGCCAGTAGTGCCACCAGTACCGCTAACTAATCGAAGGTCATAGTCGTTCAGTGATGTTACTTGTGTCCATCCAGTAGGTGCGGCTGATTGATAAAACAGCATTACTGTGCCAGATGGTATTGGGCTTGTTATAGTACATGTAATAGTCGGAGTGCCTATTGTGGTATTTAAACTAATACCAGTACCTGCAGCCAGTGCCTGTACACCGCCATTAGCAAATGTATCAGACATACCTGCTGCTGTAACCCTAAGCTCTACTTTGTCACCAGTGCTAAAAGCAGAGGCTGTTGTACCTTCTTGTCCACGAGTAATAGTTAATGTGTCTGTAGAACGAGCTGTTAATTTAACAATCTCAAGAACTGTACCAGCTGCATTAATTAATGTAATGTATGAATAGTTACCACCAGTAGGTGATGGGAACAAAGCACCTTGACCTGCCGCAACTGTAAGGGTAGTAGCAACGTTGGTAATACCGGATGCTAACGTAGTTGCTGCATTGTTAGTAAATAATGGTTGTGCCATTTGTTATCCTAATGTAGTGTTGTTTAATAATAAAGAGCCACCATTAACTGCTTTAAGTGTCTTTAAAGGACTTGGTAGAATCATAAGCAAAAGAGTATTAGTGCTTATTAATGTTAATGGGTTGATTAGTAATTCTCCATATGGATCATACACAATTGTTATTGGTTCAAATACATCGCCCTGTTCTGGTCGTGTAAATGGAGGTGCTTGATAATCAGCAACTCCCCTAACAAAGTCTTGAGGCTGTCTTGTTTCCCAGCAACGCTCATCAACCATAAAACCATCCCAGCGTTGACGAAGCTCACCAGCCTTAACAATACGACCACATGATTCACATATGCACTTCCAACCACCTCTGGTATAGTTTGCTTGATAGCTCATAGTTACACCAGATTATTTGCGTATACTGGAAGATCTCCAACAGCTGTTACAACGTTACCTTGACTTGTAGTAATAGTAATAATCAATCGATATGTAACCTCACTAATACCACCAGATAATCTTTGATTAACTTTAGTATTTGTAATAGCAGGACTGCCAATTAACATACTAAATGGACTTGCATCAACACCATCCATAACAATTATAGAAGATGTTGCTGTTGAAATTGTCTCATTGTAGGCAAGGACTTGACCAAAATCAAATGCAAACAATTCATTCTCATTTGTTAATTTATAAGAAAATGATTCGGCCATTTAGTTCTTTCCAGAAAAGATGTTTCTAATTGAAACCTTAGATAATAATCTGTCTTTAACAACAGAAAGTGTTCGAGATAACTCTGCGCCATATTTTGGTATAGTGCTTAAAATTAACTGGAATAAAATATTTGATACAATCGTAATTGTTTTAGTAATTGAATGCTGTGTAGTCACAACACTCGTACTTATATAGTTTAAGTACTTATTTATAAAGTTACTAATACTAACAACTGATGTTGTTATAGTTGTAAGAGTTTTATAAAGGATTTTAACCTTTAGTAGTGTTGCTATATTTGTTTGTGTAGTCTGTATACTTTTATTTACAAGTTTAATAAAACTAACAATATTGCTACTTGCTGTAGTCAATAGTTTATTAACTGCTTTTGTAATAAATACAATACTTGTACTTGTAGCAGCTAACAATGAATTCATTTGTTTATATACTTTAGCTATACTAGTAGTTGTAATTACTAATGATATAAAGTGTGATACTTTTTCAGCGAGTAATACTAAAGATGACTCAACTGTTGTTACTATGTTCTTACCTACTAGTTTAACAAGGCCGACTGTAGCGGTTAATGTCATTGTTGGTAATGTTAAATACTTAAGTTTTGAAGCTACAATAGAGGCAACCGAAGTTGCCGCCGTCGTAATCAGTGTTTTTAAGTGGCTAGCTAGGTTAGCTATTGATGTAGTTGCTGTAGATGCAATAGTTAATGCTTGTGTGTAAAAACTAATATCTGCACCATCAACAACCACCCCATTAACCACCTTGCCATTAAGTGCCATATAAACCTCTATTAACTAAATTGTACTTTAAATGTAAACTGAATACTATCACCTGTGCTTAAAGCAATACCTGAGAAATCCCCTTTGGCAAACAAGTTACCAGAAGTTGATGCATCAAATAAACCTGCATTAGTAATAGTCTCACCAGTACCGGCAGTCTGTGTTCCAACTACTTGTAGTGTATCACTAGTTGTAGTAGTTGTTACTTGAGACGATGTTCCCGTTACTCGTGGAGTGACTTCAGTAAACAAAGTAGTATCTGTTAACGCTGTTGTACCAGCACCAGTACCCCAACCAATATACTTAGGTTGTGTAGCGGCACCACCATTTAGGTAGTTGGTAACAATAGCTTTCCCAGTAGCAACTAAGAGTGTAGCCATTTTTTAATTCTCCATATGAAACGTTTGATTGGGTTCTTATGCCAATAGTCTATTACGCCAAGACGTTCTATAGTGCCGTCAGCACGGATGATAACGGCTTCTAATTGAAGTTCTTTAGCATTGCTAGTTGCAACCTGCATTACTGAACACCTTGCTTTACCATTTCAAGTACAACTGAAAACACTAATGTTCCAGTTGAGTAACCAGTAGTTAAAAGGTTAATCTTACCTGTAGGGGTTGTAGCATTATCTGTTAAACCACCAAAGTTGGCAAAGCTCATTTTACCTCGACCAGCAACAGGGAGGATGTCTACCGGAGTAGCGCCGTCCCATTGCAATCTAACTTCTAATGGATCAGAGATTGAATAGTCAATATGATCAATACGAAAGCCAGTTGGTATTGGTT